AGTCCGGCCGCTTTCATATCCTGAACGGAACGCTGATAGGCCGTAGAAGACATGCGCTCTTGAAAATCGCGATTGATTTGATTTTGCCGATTCACATAACGCCAATTTTTCACAGCAGCAGCATCATTTTGTTGCGCCTGAAACTGAGCTATCTCCATGTTCTGAGCATTGGTCATGGCAGAAGACGCCATCGAACCACCACCAACAATAGCACCACCAATCACAGCGGCAGCAGCATCATCAATACCAAAAAGACGATCGACTCTCGCAATCTCACCATGATTTTTTATATCGCTAGAATTTAATCTAAACATTTTTTCCTTTCACATTGGGTTGTGGCGGCCTCTCATTTTGCCGCCACACTCTCGAACGTCGTCTTCCGACTTTAAGGAAAATCCCAACCGTTACCCAAATATCAAAAATGATCGATAAGACCCGGAACACTGTAAGTAGGCAATACACGCACATGGGTCATATTCATGTACGCATCAAGCAAGAACTGAGGCCCAGACGGAACCGCAACAACACGATCAATCGGCGGGTTCTCAACAATAAACGTCGAACTAAGCGTTGGAAGCGACGTAAAATACTGAGCCAAATGCCAATTATCAAGCGGCGTAGTACAATTCGAACGAAACTGACCTGTAATAAGCGAAGGTTTATAACGAAGCTCTGCCCATCGCTCTTGATACCCAAACACGGCGGCATCTTGAGAAGGACTCGCAGAACCTTGCGCGTAAATCTCCTTATTCAAAACAGCTTGTTCGCCAAGATGGGCTAAAGCAGGCTCATAATAATCGAACCGAGTAGAACGGGTCCACATACGATTCAACGATTGTTGATAATTTAGGTCGGAACGGATCGAAATGAGCCCGATCACCATCCCGTGTTCAACGAACGACTTAGAGAATCCGCTCTGGCCGCTAACCGTTCCAATAGCAGCAAGATTCGCTTGAGGAGTTCCCGAAACCGGAGTACCGGAAGTCTGGGCAATAGGAGTAATATTAATTGGAGTCGAAGCGCCACCAAGAAACTCAGGACGTTGAAGACGAAAATCGGGAGCAACTACTCCCCAACGCGCAAGGAGCGCTTCAACATAACGTGTACCCGACCGAGCATCTCTTTCATAAATCCTCTGAATTTGAAAAGCCTGACGAAGACTATTGATTGTTGCAGACGAAGCAGTAGTCAAATCGGTAACTAAACCAGTCTGATCAAACCGCATAAGTTCGGTAGTACCTGGAGTCGGAGTCAATCCCCAGTACGCAGAACCAGCCACACCACGTTGCGAATACCCAGTCAAAGTCGTATCACCTTTCAAAGTGAAATACGTTCCAGACGAAATCACTGGAGCCGTCGTACCAAGAGGAATCGTTACAGCGGTCCCTTTTTGGGTCCAAGGCAAGCAGGATGTAAAATAATCATGACGCTTGCCACGACGAAGAAGAGTGTAGTCAGACACAGAATCCGGACCATCTCCGGTATTAATCGCAACAGCATTCTGAAGGTTTTCATCTCTATACCAATCCTGAAAAATTTTATTATATCCACGCAAGAAAAGTGCACTATGAACAAGTCCAGGAACTTTAGTCGGAAGACCCATGTAATCAAACAACGACATCTCGCCGTAACCAGTAACAGCGGTCGAAGTCATTGTCGGAGTCACATAAGACGTAGAATCACCTGGAGAATTTTGAGCACCCTGAAACTTTTCCCAGTTAGACCAAAGAATGCGCCACGGAACAAAGAAATAATGCGTATCTGCATACACATTATCCATGATCGGAACTTCAAGAGTCGCGAAGCGCGCAAAAATCGTAGCAGAGAGGTTAATAGTATCACCCGGGTAAACCTCGTCCAGAAAGAAAGGAACGAGATAACCAGCGTTCAAAGTGGTCTTAAAACCATGAGAACGATCAAACGCAGATCGCGGAAGTTGAGCCTTCGGAACATTTGAAAACTGATGTTGTTTTGCATTAACACCTGGAAGTTTACCCGGATTTAAATTCATCATGAATTATGCCTCTTTTTGAATAGAAACTACGTTTTCAGCCTCAGCTTTAAATTGAATAGCAAGACCGCACGAAACATTCGCATCATAATTGGTTATCGTTCCTGTTGAATCATCGAACTCACCAACAAGAAAAAGAGTGAAATCTTCAGGATGAGAATGAAACGGAGAACGAGAATCAGAGACAGCGTCCTTGAAGGCGCGGATCGCTTCGTTTTTGGTTTTCACAAAAAAAGGCGGCATGTGATAAGCCGCTTTCGAATCGTATACAGTAGCCATAATGTGTTTCATTCTTCATATCCTCTTTTTAGCTTTTTAAATTTAGCTAGTTGAATTTCTTCCTTCACTTTCAATCGTTCAGGAGTGTTGTCATAAGCTAAGAGTACCGCTTTCTCTTTACGTTTTGCAATATTCCTTTCGAATTTTTCCGGAAATAATTCAGCTAATTTTTTGTCGTAGTAACGAGGCGGACGCATCAGCTTTCCATTAGCTTTCACTTGGTCGTGAACCAATACTTCCTGAGCATACTTTTCAAGCCAAGGATAACCGATACCTGGTCGGTTAGAACGCGCGACAGACCGTTCAGGGAGTTTGTCACCGTAATGCTCAGACTTGAGGGCACCATTAACTTTTTTAGTAACGTAACGTGCAACATAGGCCGCAGACTCAAAAGTAAGAGTACCAACTTCGCTATTACCCAAAGTCCAAAGAGACTCAAGCTCATCAGACCTATAAACAGGCCATTTATCATCAGACCAATCATTTCTCGAATACCTCCAAAATTTTTTATCTTTAAAATCAAAATTAAATAAACAAAGATGAAAATGAGGACGACCAAACTTTTCGCCATACTCTGCACACCCTAAAGAACGAATTTTCACTTCAGGATGACGAGCGCGAAGCCTTTTCATAAACTTTTGAATGTCAGACATCTCATACGAACCATGTTTCGGAAGATGTTCCGGAGCATAGGTCAAAGTCAGAAAACAATTATTTTTATAGAGACTTGCTTCATGAAATGAACGAACGGCAACCTGCCTAGAATTTTCAAGACGACAACCGATGCACTGACCGCAAGGAAGTTTTAAGATCTCAATAGTTTTACCAACAGCAGCTTTTACCGGATCAGAGAATTTAGGTTTTTCACGTTTTTTAGATTGAAGATCAGAATAAGTATTGCGCCAAGCAGACAATGGGCTATAACATGCCATTAGACACACTCACATTTCCACAAAGAGTTAGTTTCACAGAGCCCGGGCACCACACCCGGGCTTTTTCGTTTCTAGAGACGTATACCACCACGCATAGGTTTCGCGGGGGCATTTTTTTTGTGAGTTTTTTTAGCAGTTTTTGTAAACAGCTTACGAGACTTAGATTTCATTAGTTTTTTACGTTTCATATTTTAATTTTTTTACCTTTCATTAAGTTTAACACATACCACCAAAAGACCGACTCAAGCGCTTTTGAGAAGAAGGCGACAGGAGAACCTGTCACCTGGCACAGTTAATAACAAGTAAGTAACTGTGCCATCCCAAGTCTACGACTTGGGCCCCTCGCCTGCGGCGGGCTCAACCCGCTGTCCTTGCTGCGCTGCGGGATCGGGCTGACTCACTACCGGAGCAGCAACGAGACCGAGAGCTATAGCCTCGTCCCTATTAGACGCATCAGAAACGAATTCTAGAAGCTTTTGTGGATCATTGTCGAACCTAGCACGCATTTTCGCATCAAGGCTCATAAACGATTCCTCAGCGTCCATTACAATCTGCAAAGCATCAGCATAATTAGGCAGATTCGTGAAGTCACCATACATCGGCGTACGTCCATTACCATTCTCAACCAAACCACCAGCACGAGCGGCACGCTCTAAAATCAGGTTAATATCACAGCTCTCAGCATCACTTTGAAGAGTGCGAGATTGCGAATCTGGATCATTAGGATCGAAATACAACCCGGTCGCATCAGACCGTTCTTTCCTAAAATTATTTTTTACATTTTGACTAACCGCAGCAGCAAAATCAGAATTTACTTTTTTAGACATCAATATCTCCTCATTGTTCCTACATTTAAGTTCACACCTGGAATAGCTTTTTTAAGCACATCAGCGCCTTGCTGCAAACGTTTAAGAGTAGCATCAAGATCAACCGCTTTTTCATCAATCAAACCTTGCTGATAATCAACACGAGCCCTTTGTTTCACAGCTGGCAACTGAGCATCCAAAATTTCAAGATTCTTTTCAGCGACTTTTGCGTTATTTTCGTTAAGCTTTGTTTGGGCTTCTTGAGTATCAGCAATCGAATCATTAAGCTTCGTCTGGGAATCAGTAGCGTTAAGATCTTTTTTAAGCCTCGAATATTCAAGCGCAGTAGAGACACCAGCACTCAGACCGCGACCAACAACGTCTTGCATCTCTGGCCTATTCACCGGAGCCGCAGCACTTCCGCTCATTGATGAACCGGAAGGCGTGCTCGCACCACCTTTAGCATA